ACATTTTGCCTTTTGCAATATTTTTAGCGTGTCTAGCTTTAAAACTCTTGCGTTTTGCCTTATCTGCGTCTGATTCACCCTTTCTTGGCGGTTTATTCTTTGCTCCCTGCATACCAAACCTTATAAGTTTGACCTCATCACCTTCTTTTGCAAGAACAACATGAGACTTTGTTGGGTGTGATGGGGTTCTCTTTGGTTTGTTAGTCGCAGTTAATCCATATTTTTTTAATTTACGTTTAATTTTTTCTCTTTTTGTAAGAGTCATTTACCTTTCCTCTTCATTGCCATATTGTGTGCCTCAGTAAATGAAACACCTTCTCTCATCTTACGTTTCATATAGTCCATATGAGCCTTTGTATGGCCATGAGTTCTTTGATGCTTTGCAAGTGTGTTTTTTTGTCTTGTAGTCAATCTCACTGCTTTTTCCTCAACAAATCAGCATCTGCTTTTCTTGCTCCGCCTTTTCCAGAGATAAAACTATTGACTCTTCCCATAGCCCATGCACCCATGGAAACGTTGCGTGAACCACTAGACAGATATGCACCTTGCCCACGCCTATAAACGGCTGCAAGCTGACGATATGTAAATCTTGATTTGTCTGCCTTAGCCCTAAGACTTTTTTTTACGGCGTCGGACAGTGGTTTTCTTTTTGGAGCCATCTTGTTTTGTGCGTGATTTTGATACTGCTTTTATATCAATAAACTCTCCTCTTTTGTAAGCCTCCGCGGTGCGTTTGATTTCAGCCGCTTTTGCACTTTTATTTTTGGCCCCGCTGAGATACTTCTTAGCAACGCCTGTTTTTTTGTCTTTTGCAACTTTGCGGAATCTTCTCACTTTTTAGTTTTCTTTTTAGCAGTAGGCTTAGTTTCTTTGGGCTTTTTTGTTTCCTCTTCGCCTTGTACTTTAAATATATATCCCATTACTTTTTGCCTCCTTTCTTTTTTTTCTTTTTGCCTTTTGGCTTCATTGATCCATAGTGTGATGGCATAGCAATAAAAGTAGCTGTTTTTATCTTACTTCTTTTTACGCTTTTTAGCAGTAGATAGAGCTATAGCCTGTGCTTGTTTTAATGTCTTGCCCTCTTTCATCAACAAACGTATGTTGCCAGAGATAGTCTTTTGTGATTTGCCTTTTTTTAGTGGCATAACTAAACTACAACTATGCTTACTATAACTATCACCACCCCACTAGGGGATATTGAAATTCAACATTCTAAACAAACAGCAAAGGCTGTAGGTTCAAAAGATGCTGTCGAGTTCTGGAATAATAATGTAAAAGAAGGATTATTTGGAGTGCATGGTCATTTGTTTGATAAAGACAGATGTGATATTGCAGATGTTATCAATGCAGCCGTTGATTCAGTTGGGTTGTCAAATATAAAAATACCAGAGAAAGCAAGACTACAAGCAGTCAAAGATTTACAAAGCTATCCCACTGGATACTCTACAGACCCTTTGCCCTAGACATACCAACTATAAGTTCAAAAAGATCAGGGTGGTCAGCTAATACTCTCGGCATATTTTCTACATCAGCAAACTGTTGCACTGTCATTGTCAAAACTTCTGAAGCTTCTGGTGAACCATCAATACCAAACCTTTTAACAAAATTATCTGGCTCGTATATTTTACCCATGTAAGGGTCTAAATATTTATCAACAAACGCTTTTTCTCTGGCATCATAATTGATATGAGTAATATCTTTTAGCTTATATACTGGTTTTTTCTTTGCCAAATCAGATGCACCGCTAGATGCAAGAGCTTTTTTCTTATGAATAACCTCTTGAATTTTTGTTTTATCTGTAAATCCTTTATTAAATTTCCACTCATTCATATAGTTATTTAATTTAGGGTTCATTACCTCTACTGAGTGAGTTATTTCATGGAAAGTAGTTGATTTACTTACATAGTTTCTTCCACCACTTGTTGACATTTGACCTTTCCAGTAACTGTTTGATGCCCTTTGTGCTTTGCCTATTTTTGTTATAGGTGGAACACCATTAGGGGCAGCAATAAAACCATTACCATTAAACATTCTTATGTATTCACTTAAATAACCCCTAATTTGTGTTTTTTGTGCAGCTTGCCATGTTGTAATTTTCGTATTTTTTACAAAACCATCTATTTGTGATTGACTAAGGGGTGTTTCTAGCATTTTATTTTTTAATTTTTCAAATTTTTGTAAAATTTGTCCACGATAATTTAAGTATTCATTTTTAGCTTTTTCAAAGTCTGCCTGTAATTTATCAGCCAACTCTGGCCTCAAATTAGAACCACTTTTTGCCGCAGCCGATCTAAAGTTATCATTTAATTTTTTAAGTTTAGCTGTATTAAACTCACCTACTTCATTCATCAACGCCCTTCCATCTTTTCTTAATTGGTCTGGGCTTGAATCAACTAGCCTTCTTTCAAATCCAACAGGCTTTGCAACAGGCTTGGGCTTTGGTGTAGTGACAGTAATGTTTCTTGCCTTGCCATATAACCTCTCTAAATCCTTTAAACTTCTCTCACTACCATCATTGCGAATCATCTTTCGTAAGGCTGCCTGTCCAGATCCTTCTCTCTTTGCTAGTTTCTTAAAATAATTTACCTTGCCTTCACTGCCTAAAGTTTTTATTTGTAAGTCTTTATCTTGTTTGACTAGCCAGTTTCCGTATGTTGTTCCCTGCGGCACTCTGCCTGTAGCTGATGGTCTGGTGTCAAACTGTGTTGCTGGCGGCTTTTCAAGGCTAGGATATTTCTTTTGTAAACCATCAAAGTCCACAACAGGAACAGTAGTAGATCGACAATTAAAGTGTTGCGGTGGTGTTGGGCCATTATTGTAAGCAAATGTTTGTCCATCAAGTCGCATACATATAGCACTTGTTCGAGAATCCAGTGTTGCAACATATTCATATTTAGGACTGACTTTTTTATTTGCTGCATATACAGCTTGACTTGCCTGATTCTGTACTTGATTTATTGATGTTCTTACGATAGTTCTTACCTGATAGTTAGCAAGCTTTGTTACTTCACCACCAGCCGCTGCAATTTGTCTTACATTCCCCTTTTGTCCAAAATCAAGCCTACCTATCATTCGTCTTGCGATCTGCTGTGTTGATTCACCTGAAAACACACCTTGTCTAATATGTCTTGCTAACTGTTCTTGCTGACGTTCTGCTATTCCTCTAAAAGCTTTCTCGACTGTTTGGCCATTAGGTAATGTAATCGCCGCTCCTTGCCTAGCAGTGAGTTCAAACTTACCAGCACCAAACTTTACAAAATCATCCTCTGTAAATTGTTTACTGGTAAAAATATTGACCTGTGTTGGATCAGTAGTAACAAAGGATTCTGCATATTTAGGACTAACAGCAACACTATTGATAGGAATATCGCCTGATGCTGTTACTTTCTGTAGTTCATTCTTTATAAAATCAGTCTGCAAGAGTGCTAATCCCTGCAACTCCTCTGTCATTTCTTTAGTTGTGGTCTTTGCCCATGTATTTAAACTCGTTTTTGACTGAGCAATAATAGCCCTAAGTCTTTTTCTAGTTTGTGGTGCTACAATCACACCTTCTGCCGCTGCTTGCTGTCTTAAATCAATCTGTGTTAGCTTTTTAGCTGATGCAACAATGATGTCGTTATAAGTTGAGACAAATTTCCTAGAAACAGAATTACTATACCTACCTAAATCAATAGTTTCTCTAAAAAATACCTCTGGAGTGGACATTTATCATTCGCCCTCTGCGTCCGCTGGCTCCTCCGCTGGGGCATCTGGCTCTTCTCTTTCTGTCAATCCTCCGTTCTGCGTTGTTTCGATCTCATCTTCTACATCAAAGTCATCACCAAGAATCTCTCCAGCAGATAGTTGATTCAATAGTGTCTCCTGACTGATAGTGCCAGAGGTAAACAATGCAAGTAGTGACTGGATTTCCTGTGGCTCTAACCTTGCAGAAACAAAGTCTCTATTCACAAAGCAACTGCCAGCATTAGGTTCATTGAGATATTCGCTATGAAACTTTAAGCAATTATCAATCAAGTCTTGCATTTGCTGTGCAACAACCATCATTGTGCTGTCATTTTGCGATCTATCTATCCTTTTGGCCTCTGCTGTTTCTCCTACTAACTTCTGACCAAGAACAGCTGCAAGCGATAATGTATTAATCTGATCCTTTATGTCATCAAGCCTTTTGAACTGACTGTCATAGCTATCTCCTGATGGAGAAATGTATTCCATCCTAGATTCTGGTGGCAGTGATAGTGCCTCACTTGGCCCTGTTGTTATTTCATCTGCGTTTGGATAACCAAAGACTGCAAGCAATGGAACAGAACTGATGTGCAATATATTGTCCAAGTCAGACTGGATCTGATAATGCTTGAGATTTAATTCTGCAATGTCATACAAAGGACTGCGGCTTTCATAGAATCCAACTCTGTTGGAATAGGCAACTGAGAAAGGAATCTTGTCTTTGAGGCTCATTTCACCC